CAGCGGTTTAGCGCAGTTTTTGAAGGTGTTTCAGGCGGCGGGACATCGGCAGTTGGAATTGAAGAATCTTTAGCTGGAGACTCTGTAGAAATCGCAATGCCCCAAGTCGAAGAAGGCACAACCGCGAGTGACTTCGTGGAGAACACAACGGGTAGCCCGAAGTTTATCACAGGTCCTACCTTTGGCCCACGAGTGCCGATGATTCTGGTGGAGCCGAGTGCGACGAATAGCTTTCTGTATTCACAACCAACATCTGCATTAGCTTTTGGTGGTGGTGGAATTAGAACATTTGATGCAGCGACTGCGCCTAACGGAGAAACTGAAGCATTTAGAATTACTAATAACGGCACTAGCGGAAATCATAATTATAGAGCAACTAGTTCCATAACTTTTGGTTCTGACTCTATGGTTCTGTCTGTATGGGCAAAGGCAGGTTCGGGCGGTAATAATTATTTTACGTGGTCTTTTCAAAATCTTGGCGGAGCAGTTGTTAGAGCTGGATTTAAGCTGGAAGGCGATGGTGAAACGCAAATCATTACCAATGGGAATGGTGGTCATACATTACAAATAGAAACATACCCTGATGGTTGGTATAGATGTATCATTATCGGCAATACTCAATCTTCTGGAACAACAACTCAATTTCTGTATACTGTGTCTGGATATACTGAACATTCTAGTATTGCTGGAGGTTCAGTTTTACTTTGGGGTTTTCAAGTCGAGAGCGGAAGTGTCGCCACGTCCTACATACCCACATCAGGTTCTACCGCGCAACGAGCCTCTGACGACCTTGTGATTTCCGGCAGTGACTTCACGGACTTTTACAACCAGAGTGAGGGGACGGTTTATGCGGAATCAACTGGTCGCGGATATTTTGATTTTAATACCATCTTTGCATTTTCAGACAATTCGGCAGCAAATCGAATCTATGCTCGCTCAACTAGCAATTCTGGTGGATTGACCGTTTTTAGTGGGGGGTCTGTTTCCGCATCTATGGGTGGTTTAACAGTTGTGGCAAACAACGTCCTTTCACGTTCAGCTCATTCGTTTAAGGCTAATAAATTCCTTACATCCCGCGATGGTAATTCGGCAACACCTGACACTAATGGAAATATGCCTGCCGGTATAGATAGACTTTACATAGGCGCAAGTCAAATTGGCGGAAACCAACTCAACGGCCACATCAAGCGTCTCATCTACTGGCCATACCATAGTGATAGCCTGTAATTAATAATATATATTTCAACAAATGGCACTCAATCTATCCACACTGACTTCCAGCGCGACATCTGGTGACGTTCTAGCAGAAGCCCTGACGACCGCTGACTTCCTTGAGCCAGTTCCGGTTCTTCGCAACTTGGCTCGGGGTTCACAAAAGGGCGGCGATGCGAAACAAGGGACAGCCCTAAACCAGCCTAAAGCGTTGCCGCTGGATGCTAATGGAAAAGGCTATCTGTATCTGTGTGGTGTTAGTGGAAACTATGCGAGCGTTCCTGACCCACTTGGTTCACTGGGGGATTTCACAATGCAGATTGACGGGCTTAATGCTGGGGCTGTTCGTCCAGATACTTTAAGCACTCTTATTTCCCAGTATGATAACAGCAGTGGGTTCGATGCGTCCTTTATTTTAAGGATTAATACGGATGGGACACTCAATTTAGTGTTGTACACAACTGCTGGAAGTGAATCTCTTACAAGTTCAGCGGTTCCTGCTAATACTGTCGGAATACAAGTTAAACGTGTCGGAACTATTGTAGAATATTTAATTGATACAGGCTCGGGTTTTAATATTCACGACACTGATACAAGTAATGGAATATCTTTAAGTAATGCTTCTTGCGATGTTCAAATTGGTGTGGCTAATACTGTCACTTCTCAGCTTAAAGGTAAAATTTCTCGTGCCATCATCTGGGACAACGGAACACAAGCAGGAGACCCAGTCCTAGACGTAGACTTCACGGCCACCAACGTCCGCCACGGTGACACCAAGTTCAAATGCGCGACTGGCCAAGTGGTAACAATCAACCAAGCCGGCAACGACCCAGCCACGGTTATCAAGAAGAGTGTCTTGCGGTTCGATGGTGCTAATAGTGGTCTTCAAGGTCTTTTTGCTAACAACATCACAGAAGGCTATATGTTCGCAGCTTTCAGTGTGCTTGGTGCTGGTGAGGATTATAGTCGAGTGTTTTCTGTAAATCAAACAGGTGGTGTTGACTACCAAGGAACTGGTGTTGCATTTTCATTAAAGAGTGCTGGTAGTAATAATTTATATAGTTTTTATACTACAGGGCTAAATGAAATAAACGATTTATTTGATGCTGATAATGGGGACATTTTACACCAAGTTAAAATTGAAAGCGGACAGAACTTAACAAGTGTAAATGGCGCTTCCTTTTTATCGGATACAAGAGATACATCTTCAGTTAATAGTGATGCGTTTAACATTGGCCAGAATGAAGGGCGAGTGAACAACGAAAACGCAGCAATCGACCTAGAGTTCCTTGCACTCTTCCCTGCGACCATCACCGACGCCCAAGCTGACTCAGTTCGTAATTATATTAATAATAGGAACAACGTGTTTAGTCTCATTGACTCACAAGGCTACTATTTCTTTGACCCGCAGATTTTCCCTATCGTTGACCCTGCTGATTTTGTTTCTTACTGGAACGGTAATATTGTTGGTTCAGATAATACACTTAACGCTTCTGTTAGCCAATCTGTAGTCAACGACCGACCAACACGGGATGGCTACAAGGTTACATTTAACGACAACGCTGACCACCTTGTGGTTGCAAGTCCACTGTCAGGAGGTCAAGCTGGCTGGCAAATCGTAGGCACGAGCTTAGGGACGTTTGTGTATAAGGTGAACAATACTGCTGTTACTGAGCTAAATCTTTTGGGTAACGCTGGCAGTCACAGGTCAGTCGGAGATTCTTTTGGAATGATACTTTTGCCAGAATCGGCAACAGGTGCTCATATTGAGGCGGCGCGAAAATTGTTAATCGACCGAGGCGCGGCAGATGGTGTTTCTGCTAGTAGTGTTGAAAACTATTTTAGGGAACGCGATGACATGGTTGAATTTAAAGGAGTTGATTTTAGTGGTGTAACAAATTTCGTCGCTGTGTTTTTCGGAAGCGCGGCGTTGACTACATTTGATGTGAACTCTTTACCAGACGTTACATCTTTGGCGTATGCTTTCAGAGGGTCAGGACTGACTTCTTTCCACACACAGCTTCCGCTCGTAACAAATGCTTCAAATTCTTTTTATGGAAGTAATCTTGAGTCGTTTGGTGTTCAGCTTCCCGAAGCTACTCGTGTAGAATACGCATTCTATAACTGTTCGTCACTTTCAGATTTCACCACAACAGACATTAAAAAGTGTGTGAACTTTACGTCCGCATGGCAAAACTGCTCGGCCCTAACGTCATTCCCGAGTGGCGCAAAGCTAGGCACGAGCGCGAACAATGTGAACTTTACGAGCGCATGGCGGTCAAGTGGACTTACTTCGTTTAGCACACCTTTAACAACCACTAATCGTATTGTGGACGGTTTCAACAGTTGCACATCATTAACGGACTTCTCCGCCAATGTGTTTGCTAACTGGAATCCACAGAACATGGCGAGCGGTGTTTTTCACGACACTTGGAAAGGTTGTACGTCACTCACCGCTGTATCGGTCGGCAACATACTTCAGAGCATAGATGCAAGTAATCAGCACGGGACAGACGACGGTACATCTACAGGAAATCCACTAGGAAACAGAGGAATAGATATTGATTATAATGTAGCCACTGGTTCACTCAGTGCCGCGACGGACGCCGCAATTGAAAGTCTAATGGGCAAAGGCTGGCAAGTGTTTATCAACGGAGTCTTGACGGTTCCTGCCATCAATAACATCCTAGTCTTGTCACCCGCAGCCGCTTACAGTCTCCGCTCGTTTGACTCTAATGATGACCCGAATGTTGTTAATGTTCGCCGTTCAAACGACAACGCGACCAGCGACTTCACGGCATCCGAGGTTAGCGATGGGACGCTTGTGGCTTTCGTAGGCGCAGGAAACGACGGCCTCGTCACCACATGGTATGACCAAAGTGGCACTAACCATGCAAACCAAATTGTTGCCTCAAGACAACCTAAGATTGTCAATGGTGGCGCGTTGGTTACTGAGGGTGGTCTGGCTGCACTCGACTTTGATGGGAGCAATGATTACTTGAAGATGACCAGCAATGTCTTTGCAGAAAATCTTGAGGTAGCGATTGTTAACCACCTTCAAGATGGTAGCTCTTCAAACCCACGACTCATTACTCTTTCTAACGGGACCGACGACAACTTTATGGTCTTACATCAGAAATCAACTGATTATTTATTATTAAGATGTCACTCTAGTGAAGGAGGCGCTACTACCTCAAGTCGGTTCGGTGCGGCTGGTGTAATTGATGATTATAATTTAATTTATGCTACTTCTAAGTTGTCATCAGATTCTTATACTTGCTCTGTGGACGGGGTGTCTCAATCGGAAGTAGCAGGACCTGCGGTAGGCTCGGGTAGTTATTCGATTTCCACAATAGGTGTGCGGTCTGACATATTCTCGGGCAGCTATATAACCGGAACAATCCAAGAGGTTATCGTCTATGACACCGACCAGTCCGCCAACCGCCTAGGCATTGCGGCTAACATCAACGACCACTTCGACATCTACAGCTAATGTATTATACATCACAAGACAAAGAGACACTTGACGCTTACAACGCAAAGATTGTTACTGGCGAAAACTACGATGGCACTACAACAGTCCTGTGGGCTAATGTGGTTGAGCATCACGAAGGTGGTATGTTTGCAATTCTTAAGCACAACGGTTACCAGCTCATCGACGGCGAAGAGGACGCACCTACGGTTGATAACATCTCTGATTTCTTTCCACCACTTGAGGAACTAAACTAATGAACGACGAAACCCATCGCTTCTTCCGCTTTAGCAACGAGGCATCTTATGACACTTTGACAGCCGCTGGTAACACCGCAAGGAACCTACCAGACGAACAAAGTGAACGCTGGCTGGCTTTGTGGGATAAGACTTTCTTAGACCCAGAAACCAACAGCGATAGGTTATATTGTGTTAAGCGCAGTGGCATCCTTGAGTCTGACCAGTTTGACCTAGAGGGTATCGAAGAGATTAACCTTGAGACTTACCTACAACGCTTGAGCTGGGAGCCGCCTATCGAAGAAGACCTTGAGATGGAGGATGAACTACTAGACCTACCTGACTAATGGACGAACAACAAGAACCACTCACAGAAATCGAACAGTCACGCGCTGACACAGGGTTTCGTTATTACGTCGTCAAACCAGACGAACTCTACACGGGACTTGTTGCAGCCGTAGACTCAGACCGTGGCTATCCGAACAAGCAAGGAACTACGCTCACCGGACTTCCACCTGTTGACAGCCTTGCAGAAGCCACTGACGGCAGCGGACGACTCATAGCCATCGACTGCTGGCGCTTTACATCCAACGACGACGCGATGCTTGAGGGGTCCGAAGGCGTCCAAGAGCTTACTCAGTTAGAGTTCTTGTCGATCAAGCCTGAGCCTGAGGAAATTATTTAATATTATATCTTTATGAAATTCACCACTGCCCAAGCGGTCTACACAAGCCTCGAAGGACACCGCTATCAATACCTAGATCGCGCACGGTCCTGCTCGAAGCTCACGTTACCCTACGTCATGCCCGACGAAGGCCACGGACCACACAGCAGACTAGACACACCTTTTCAGGGCGTTGGGGCTCGCGGAGTAAATAACCTCGCCTCTAAATTACTGTTAGCACTCCTTCCGCCTAACGCCCCGTTTTTCCGATTGAACATCGACAGTTACGCCCTGGCTAACGAAGGGGCACCTGAAGAGTTGATTTCTGAGATCGAAGAGACACTCCAGAAAGTCGAAGAGTCAGTCATGGATGAGATTAGTCGCGAGGCGTATCGCACAGCGATTCACTCAGCGCTTAAACACCTGATTATCACAGGGAATGTCATGCTG